GCTTTTATCTAGGCGATTTGAAAAAAACCATGAAAAAAGTCTAGCCTTGGCCTCCTTGCGAGCCATGTTGGGCTCATTGAAGACGTTGGCAATGTTCCACGTGTGAATGTCGCCCATGGGCTGCTCTTGGCCCGACAATGAGAGAAGCACGCGCGCATCTGCTGCATTGTAGTCAAGCTCCAAAAATTGCCCATTCTTAGGAAGAATCACCTTACGGTACTCCTCCTTCAAATTGTGAATGGGGAAGCTCCACTCATTTGTAGCAAATCGACCCGTTATTGCCCTAAATGGGTCATATTTTATTCTCATTTTACGACCAGCAAGAACATCCTTGGCAAAACGCGCATTTTTAGATGCTGCGACTTGGAGGGCTATTTGATCAAATTTGAGAGTGCGGTCAGCAATGTCGGCAGCGACCTCCCACGTACGCGCAACGTGGGCATGAAGGTCGGGATCGTACCTATGCCCATGCTCCTTCCATATGTAATCAATTGCTTCATTGCGGAGTCGATAATAATCCAACAAAAACCATTCTGGAATGTAGTCGTACGTGCATTGCTCCGCAAAATCAACTTGCGCTATTTGGAGACTCCTTAAATGCGCCTTATACCGCTTCGTCATATTTTCGAGTTCTGCTGCCATCGCCTTGGGAAGGCAGAGGGCGATTGTCGAGAAGGGAGCAACCACCTTAGCATACTTCACATCTGGTCTGCCCCGCAAGTGACGATTATACGCCCAGGTCAAACCTTCCGTCGGCACGGAACCGCCAAAAGAGAGAAGTCCTCCCTCAAAGACACCAATGCACTGTCCTTTATCCTCTAGTAGCGAAAATGCCATGTTTCTCTATGGTTTAGTGTAGAAAGAAAGTTCCGTGAACCTTTGTATTCAAGCCCATCATAGCAGATTCTGGCTCGCCTTTCAAGGGCTTTCCTGCGATTGGGTATATTTTTTCTATGCCCGAGAGTGCGTAATCTAAACCGAGAGCACGATAGTTGGCCAAAATGCTCGACCTAAATGCCTCATATGCGCCCTGGGTCATCGATGCGCCATATTCTTTGGCTCGAAGGTAGAAATACAAGCCAAGGGAACGCTCCTCGCCAATAAATGGTGAGGGTGCCACCAATTGAGTTACAACTACTGTGCTCCCGTTGCATTGCTCATACGACATGTGAGAAGGGTATTGCTCCCTAAACCTCTCATAGAGGTCTTGAAGGACACCCGACGTCCTGCTTACTTCATCCGTGGTGATAGGACGCAGATATTCCATTTTTTCATAACCAGCAGAAGAGATAAGCTTAGCCACGGAGGGGTGCCCTATGTCGGCATATATACGGGTCGGAATATTGGCGTCGACAAAGAAGCCGCTAGCCTCTGCCAATTTAACAAACGAACGATAGACTGCCGAATCGGCCATGGAATCTGCGGGCTCATTTATGCTCAAAGCAATGGCGAGGCCAGAGTTGAGCGGCGAATAGAACCGAGACGCAATATAGGAAGTGAAGGTGCATGGGAGAAGGGTGGCGTAATCCGCTGCAAAAAATCCAAATTGCTCTTCAAAGTTAGCAAAATTGACAACCTTTTTCAATTTTTGGTTAGATGTGAGATACTCCTCAAAAACTGGATAAAGTGTCCCCTCAATGTAAGAAAGGTAGTCTTCTTCTGGGTCTTCGTATGCCTTTTTGAAGTAAAAGTAGTCGCTCGGCATTTTGTTTGCTGCGACAAGGCCCAAGTATCGTTCGAAGAGCGTCTCCGCTGCATCGACGGTAAATGAGAGGGCAAAGAGGGCTCTCCCGTCTGTCATCGAGATCGGAAATTGCTTGAGGGCCTCGTGCTCGGCTATTGCGGCGAGAGGAGGAAAAGCTTGCACCATGCGGCCGTACCAATACTTGCTCGTTAGCCAGGTATCGGCCTTCTTCTCTGATGGCACTGCATCTTCTTTCTCTGCGAATAATTGACTAGGCGGTATGGTGCCCTTTAGAAGTCCTTGCTTAATTGCCATGAAGTTCTCCAATGCGTGTTTATACGTCAGTTTCGAAGAGATTTGCTGGGTCTAGAGAGAACCGTCGGAAAGCCGCTCCCGTTCTATCAAGAAGATCCATTTCGGTGGGCTCTTTCAAGCCATCGGTATCTTCACCACCCGTGGTTAGTTTTGCAGCCCCAAAAATACTCTTTTCGCCAACCAAGTCGAGAGGAGAAGTAAACTCACATTGAAGAACCGTCTCGTACTCGCCACGACGAATTCGCCCTTCGCTCGAAATAACATTGTAGTACCCCGCCAAAAATATCTGCTTCGCAACCGAAAGATCTTCGCTCCCAATAATCGATGGAAGGACCTTAATTGATTGGCCATTCTTAAATGTCGGCGTTCCAAACATCGTAATATTGAGGGTGTACGTCTTTTGCAAAAAAGTGATGTCGAACTCCCCTTCGGCCATTATGCGCTCAATGTTTGCCTCCAAAAGGCCAGAGCTATCGGCTGAGCTAAACGTTACTCGCTTCAATATACCATGATCGAGACCCAATTGCAAGGTGATTATATTTTTCTCATTCTCGTATTTTGTGCGCTCCGCTGATTTTGCCTTCATGAGTGTGCTAGCCTCTGCTGCTCCCGCTCCCTTTGTCATTCTAGCTATCATGATCTTTCTCGATTTCTTGCCGACGGTATTCATGTATTTGAGCGACGCACTATCCGTTTCTACCGATATGGCGGCGTCGCCAAATGAATCGAAATATCCTTCTTCAACGAGAAACTCTTCCAACGTAATTCTAGGCATTATTGCAGAAACATTGGTTTTGTAGTAATCTCCGAAACAATCCCTTATCCTATCTTGTACAACGTGCACAATGAGATCTCTAAAGAACTCAATCATAGAATATTCACTCCGAACATTCTTAATGACCTTCTCTACGAAAAACGCCATAAAGAGATTCAAAGAAACGGGCCATGTGGCCAAACTAAAATTAGCCAAGGCACCCATCCTCAGATCTGGTATCTCAACTGGTCCCAAAATCATGTTCCTTTCTCCAGGTGTGGAGAATCCAGATTCCAATGCCGCCGCCTCCAGTATGTCACCAAGATAGAAGTAATTAATGATTGCCTCTTCTGTGTCTTCGGGCAATATGGTCTTAAAGATCTTCTTTGCTAAATCAAGACCCCCCTTTTCTGCTGCCTTCTTATCAATCGATATTGGTGAAGCTAGCTTTACTTGCGCATTACTTCGCTCTACTGCTGAAGTAAAGGTTGAAGCCAAGCCTTTATTTGTTCCCATCTGTCCCTTGAGTCTAGCTTCATTCTTCTTGGCTATTGCTACAAATGATCTAGCCTTTTGACTCAATACTTCTCCTTGCTGTAGCTTGCCTGTAGTGGGGGAAAGGCTAATTCCCAAATCTCCTGGCGAGGCAGCAACAAAATATATCCTACCCGATGCGTCGAGCCTTTCCAACATTTTCGCGTACTTTTGCACCGTTGACGATGGATCTACCGAATCTTGCTGCTCTTTTTTAACCCTAGCACGGAGCGCTAGCGCATCTTTTGTTGAAATAGCACCACCATTTTCTGCTTTAAACTTCGTCGCCTCCGCCCGTATTTTTTGCTCAGTAACACTCAGCACCTTTGGTGCAAGGATATTGGCGTTACGGGCAGATCGCTCTAGCTCCCCTTGATACGAAATCTTGACAACAATTGAACCATTCTCTCGGTAATCTAGATCGAACAGCTTCGTATGGAGAATCATCGTAAGCTGCTGCGCCCTCAACTCCTCTTGAAGCTCACTCACCTGATTTGGATTGAACCCTGGGATCTTATTTGGTGCTTGCCAGCCTAGGATGACCTTAATTTCGAAATATTCTGGGTTTGCTACGGATGCTCCCGCTCCCTTTGGTTTGATTTTTTTGGGCCGTGCTGGAACGAGGAGGTCCAGGATTCTAGGAGCAAATTCATATGGTGGCGAGGCATCCTCTTGTGCGAGATCTGAGAGGGAGTTGCAATAAAGCTCCAATTCCGCCTCAATGTTGTATTTGTACTCCTCTTCGTTTGTGCCGCGAAATTTATAAACAAAATCCGTAATACCTACCCCTTTCGGGCGGACCTGGCTCACGATATCGGTCACATCGGTTTTATCGGAAAACTTGAACTCAGATTCGCCGCCGTCTTCAACCTTGTAGAACTTAAGGAGCGGAACCAATGTCGAAAGCTGAGCGGGGGTCAAATTGAGAAATATGTTCGAACTAGCTGGCCCCGCATTCTCGAGCTTATTTTGAAATACGCGAATATTCCCGTGCACGGGAAGGATCGTTGAAAACGAAATATTCGATTGAGCCAACCCGCTAACAAACTCTAGATTGTCGAGGAGAAAGCATTGCTCTTGCCTTCGCTGCAAGTCGGCTTGCTCGGGAGAAACGGGTCCGCCTCCACTCTTTGCGACTGCCGCGGCTGCGGATTCCCGCTTCTGCTTCTCAATGACCGCTTCACCTCCAGGTAATATCAGCACGCCCTAAACCTCCAGTATATCCAAAACTCGATCGAGCGGCACTGGCACCTCAATAATATCGCCAAAGGCCACATCATGATCTGTTGGTTTCTGATTGAACCAAGCTATGACCCACCAAAACTTGACATTGCCACCGTAATAGAGGGCGGACAGCTTTGAAAAACGATCGCCCGATTGCCATATATGATGAATGGTATCAATGTCGACCAGGTCGTCGGCGGTTGGATGCCTCATATTGGCCGCCACGTAATGGTTGATGAACTTCCTTCCCCTTTCATCCCTCATTTGGGCATACATTGGATGGTCATTCGTAATGATTCGTCGTCTTCCGTTTCTCCTCATAATTATTTTTGCCCCCTGCGCTTGGCCATTTCCTCTATGGCCGCCGCATTGCTTCTAGCCTTGGCATCAATTTTTTCTTCGTTGCTTGGCGTCCCCTCCGATGAGGCGTTAGTAGAGCTTGGCACACCATATGGAAATTTTGAAAAGCCCGAGCGCTCATCGCCACCACCGTCCTTCCAGCCCAACTTGTGGGAGTGCAAGACGATAACCTTGCAACTCATATTGACGGTCTGCGCCAAAAGCTTGGCATCCTTGCCGACAGAAAAAAAGCCTTGCTCTAAATCTGGTTTATATGAGAAACCCTCGATCGCACCAATAATAGGGGCATCATTCATGGCAGGGTTACGTACAATATTGGTAAACTTTACCTTAAAGAGGGGCGGGGATTTGATGGCCCCATCTTTATCAAACTCTGGGTATTGCATCTTGATTAATCGGGAGAGGGCGGTCAAATTGAGTTGAGCATCTGCGGGACCATATGACACAACGTCCCAACCTAATGAAATGATCCTCGCCGTCCCCTTAAAGGTCGTAATTGGGTCCATTCGACCAAATACCTCCTCCTTGTTCCAATCGGAGGTATATTGATCCGAGAAGTCGGTCAAAAATGCTTTAAACTCAACCTTCGAGTTTTCTTTTCCATCGCCCGAAGCTCTTTCGAAGCTAATGACAAACCCATTGTTCTTTAATATCTGCGTCTCATCATAAGATCCTAGGAGGAGGTCCGCCGCTGACTTTATGCCGTTAACGGTGGCATCAAATCCCGCAACAAGCTGCTCATTGAAGAGATCGAGCCCCTTAGCCCCTTCGTCTTTTTCATATTTCGCCATTAAACTTCCTTGCTCCCTGTCTTTTTGTCTGCCTCACGTTCGAACACATCGATGACAGCTTTCGCAAATATATGCCCATCCAATTCTAGGAAAATTGGTTGTCGGCCGCTGCTAGCCTTTACTTTTTCGCTCTTGCTCTCCTTCGAAATTGTGGCCGAGGTTTCCTTAATTGTACGGAGGACACTATTCGTTGCCGCCGCTTTTGCGGATGTCCCCCTATCTGCCGCTGCGTTGGCTGCCTGCGCATTAAAAGGCGTCGGAGATACGGCTGAGAGGGCCACTACGGTACCTAGAGCGCCGTATTCTACGTCAACTGATGTCGAGGTATCGGAAAGGGTTTTGGTGACGTTAGAAAGCCCAGAAATGCCCGAAATTAACGATTCAAACCGAATATTTCCTAAATCGGTAAGCATCGTCGAAAACGCCATGAGCTTAACCAATGCGGAATCAGTTATCTGATCTGCCATGCTATTTATGGCATCACCCAATGCTGCGAAGTTGTTCCCAACGTTGATATTGCCGATGACCGCGAGGCTATCAAATATCATGGCCATGGCGAGAAGATCATCGGTCTTAATGAGAGCAAGTCCCGCCGCAAGAACCAGTGTGCCTGCGGCAAACGCAGAGAGGCCGAGGAGGGCAGCCTTCCCGCCAAACGCCACGGCGACAAATGCGCCCGCTAGAATTGCGGTCAAGCCAACCAATGAACCCAATGCACTAACATTGTCGGTAGCAACATAAACGAGGAGGGCCATGGAGGCAACGACGCCTGCAATTGCCAATCCAATTATGCCAATTGGGAGGGCGAGAGCCATGAGCGGCCCCGCGGCGACACCCCCAGCCGTTGCCAATGCAGCAATTGCGGGGATGAGGGCGAACTTAACACCAATAAAGAAAGCCAGGGTGGCTCCAGCAAGGAGGCCGAGGGTGGCGAGGAATACTTCTCCTGGGTTTTCAATTCCCTTAAATGCAAGGATGAGGAGAGCCATGCTGCCAACAACCATAGCTATGGCCCCGCCGACCGCAAGAATTGGCAATGCCAATTTGGCCGATGCGGTCGCATTTAGATTTTTGGCTTTTGCCGCCGCCAAATTCATTCTCGAATTGCGCAATTGCGCGGTGCTGTCGACCTCCGCTGCTGCCGTGCCCAAGCCTTGCTTTGTAACCAATTTGGTTAGCTCTTGAGTTGCTTGTGCTGCGCTCGGTATCCATTTCCGTTTGAGTATCCACCCGACCCGAGATATTGCAGCGCCAAAGACGAGGACGGCGAATGTACCCCAGCCTTCTCCCATCATTCCTGTGAAGAGGCGCACGGTTTCCGCCGCAGCCTTCATCGCCCAGGTGAGAGGCTCTATGGCTACCGCCAGATCTTGCAGCACCTCTTGCCACATTTTTGCTGCCGAAACGGCGGCGGTGCTCTGATTGAGATAGGTCTTCCAATCTTCTCCTGTTTGTTTTGCTAGCGCCTGGGCATCCGCAATTTTTTTACTATTCTCCTCCGTCGTTTTCCCGAAGAGGGCGGTAGCAACGGTAGCATCTTGTATCCCCAATGTTTGCATGAAGAAGCGCTGCTGATACTTGCCCATATCTTCCCATTGAGTTTCACTCGAAGCTATTACTTGCTGCAATTTTTTGAGACGCTCATCCTCCGTCATCGAGAGCATTTCAATACTATCAACCATGCCCCCGCCGAGAGCGGCGTTCAATTTTCCTGTCGCTTGCGCCGCCCCCTCAAATGTGTCAAATTGCGAGACCACACCTAGAAGAGTTTCCATGGCAACGCCAGTGGCTTCACTCTGCGCTGCCAAATTCTTGAATATCTCCTCCGCTTTCACGCCTTGCACTCCCAAGGTGGCCATGGAGGAGTTGAAGTCGGATAGTACTTGTTCTGGGGCCGTGCCTATTGTTGTCGCAAATTGCACCAAACCCCTTGTCATATCTTCCGCACCCTCGGTCGATAAATTGAGGCCCATCCTCATGGTATTGAGAGCCTTTGCGGCAGTATCTGTATTTACACCAATTGCACCCAATTGAGCGACGAGCGTTGCCATTGTCTGCTGTGATTCGGAACCAAGGAGGGCAAATGTCGCTATTTCTTTGTTTGCCGACATTATAGCTTCACCGACCTCGACATAAGAAACCGCCAAGTCGCGCGTATCGTCTCGAATATCGATAATCATGCTATCGAACCTATCCATTTGCCCTGTCGCTGCGGCCACCTCTGAACGAATGGTATCGAAAGCTTTGACAACCATTATTGTTGATTGTACAACCCTAGACGCCAACGTATCAAATGTTCCCAAGAGTAAATCTGCCGTCCACTGCTTTGCGGTCTCACCAACCAAAGCTCGGGCCTCTTTCGTGGTTTTGACAGCATGCACCATCTGCACTCCCCACATTTTTTGCTGATCTGTAATCAAGCCCAAGTGGTCAGATGCAGAACGGAGAGCCTTATCTACCTTTTCTGCATTTTTGATCTGCTTGGCGTAAAGGTCCAATGCGTCTTGTTGTGCCTTCAGAGCGTCGGCCTTCTCTTTTAACCTTTTCCCCTCCTCGGTAAGAGGTGCAAGGCCCGCCTTGGTGGCTTTGACGAGCTTGGCTTGTGCCCTTATTTTTTCCTCCCTCACCTCGGCTTGCTGCTTGTTGTACCTATCTTCGGCCTTTTGTCGGTCAACTACAAATTCATGAAAACCCATTTGCCTTTTGAGTTCTTGTTTATCTGCATCGAATTTCTCTTTTGCGGCCTCCGCTTCGGCTTCTCGCAACTTTTCGACAAGAGCGGCGGTCTTATCTAGCTCCTTAGATACTAGCTCGTGTTTCCTTCTGTGAACATCGAGAAGAGTAGCCCTCCCCTTCATGATGTCATCAATTCTAAGCTCTTGCTTGATAATTTTATCTGCAATATCAAGAATTTCTTGGCTCACCTTCTTGAGGACCGCTTGATTCTGAACGTTCAGAAATGATTGCATGTCTTTGGCCATTTATGGCGTTTTCCTTTTTATTTGAACGGCCAGGGGATTCCTGTCTTGCTCGTAAATTTGCGGATTGCCTTGTCGAGTTCGCCCTTCCGCTTATATGTCATAGGATTGTCCAATCCTTGATCTCGCCAGGCCTCCAGATAGCGCTTCTCCGATCCGAGGGCGTTGGCGAAGCTACGTACTTGCGATGGCGACCCTTTGACATTGACGGGCACCTCCTTTCCTCCGAAAAGGCCGCGGAGGAGTGTCTTGGCCCACGTGCCAAACATGAGAAGAAAACTTTCATTGATTTCGCCACTCTCTCGCTCATTGAGATTGATGGTAATCGTGGCCATTTCTTGGTCTTGCATAAAGACGCCTCCTTGCAATATTCACCATCTATAATTAGTTTTAACTTGGGGAAATCTTCGATTAGAAGTTGGGGTTTACTTTGCTAGCGGTTTCTTCGTTTAGCGTCTGCTTGTTGCCATCGCCGCTCACAGCTTCCGCCTCCCTCTCAAGTTGCTCGGTAAGAAGGGTCGTGTAAAAGTTTCGCAAGCCTACGGGCAGATTGTACGCCTCAATGAAGCTCCAGCCACCATGATACTTGAGATAGAATATCTGCTTGTAAAAGCTCTCTGCGTAATTATCGCTTAGGCCAAAAAAATTCGTGCGTCATCGGCACCTCCCTCTCATCGATCGTGCCGCAGTTTTCACATGTAAACTCGCCGCGTGCACGAACACCAGGGATTCTTTCCTTATATTCCGCTTTCAAGTATTTTGTCTCATTAATTGGGAGTACATCGATGAACTCGCCAATGAATACAGGATCGGAGTTGCCGTTGACGGAAGCAATGATCTGACGAAGGAATTCGACCGTAGGCTCCTCGGGCAATCGATGCTTTTTCTTGCCTGCCAAGATCTTTGCTAAACGGGTTTCATCTGCACCGACGAGCGGGCGAAGCTCAACGTCTGCCTTCATGCTTTCAATGCGAATAATGAATTCACCATTCTCGGTAAACTCAAAACCGCACTCCTCTTCAATTTGTGAAGCGGAGCGGATCTCAATGTCACCTAGATCGTAGGCCCAAACGGTTGATTCGAGGCAAACGCCGCACATTGCGTTAACATTGTATGTTGGGCCGTAACCCAATCGTCGAGATTCGTAGAGGAGGGCGTTTTTGTCGCCGAGGAACATCTTGGAGACGTTGATCCCAGGCTCAAGAATGAGAGAAGAGAGGAGGCGATCAAGGACAACGCCTTCCTTGATAAAAGAGGCGTTGGTTAAAATATCTTCTTCTTTTGCTGTCATCTGCTTCATTTCAATGGTTTCTTTGCCGTAAAGAGGGTCACCCTTCTCGTAGAAGCGTCCTTCGCTAGGGAGTCGAATAAGCTCCGTCGGAAGAACGAAGGCAAAGTTATCATTTGGTTTTGCTACGGGGACGTCTTGAGCAGCGCTCTGCGGTTCAACGCCGATGCGCTCTGAATTCTTCCTTGCTGTCATTATTACCTCGTTAGGTGGGGTTTATTGCTTATTAGCCGTCTTTCGTGATATTTGAGCCATTCTTTATAAACATGGCGTAGTCATAGCGAATGGTGAGCGAAATTTCAATCATGCCCTCATCTTCGTAGCTATGCTTGCCAAAGTTGACGTTCTTGATCCAAGGGTTATGAAGCTGCCACTGCGCCCCAGGGGTTCCAGAGTCACCCGCAGCTTTCGTTCCGCCGACATTCTCGCCGAGAGCGACGTTAGCAGGGTCTGCACCAATCTGGTTAATCGTAAATTTAGCGCCGAGAGCATTAACCATAGCAGACTTTGAAACGGTATCAAGCTGCTTGTTGCTCTGCGGAGGACGATAACCGCCAGCTTTTAGGATTTTTACGAACTGCTCCGCTGCATCGGGGTCCATGGGGTCAACCAAAGTTACGGTCAATTCCGACCACTTCACCTTTCCAGGGTAGTAGTATTCATAATTCAGATATGAGTGAGGAGTCTCTCCAACCTCAAATTTCGGAAGATCGATTGCCTTCACCATCCAACGTTGCAGCTTTTTACCCGCAGTGCTACCAAACGTAACGTAGAACTTAAACGATCGTTTGGGTTCCAAGCTCTTATCATTCCAAAAAGTCATTCCTAAAATCTCCTTATAAACTCAAATATAAATAGTGGGGGCGAGAACTTCTCGCCCCCGTATTTTTAGTCAGAGAAGCTTGCGCCGCTCCCTTCAATAGCTACGTCAATGGCAAAGAACTCAATTGCACCCGCTGGCTTAAGCATCACCTTGGCGTAAACAATGTTACGATCGATGAGGTCGGGTGTGGTCGTGGTGCGATCAAGAACCAACTTGAAAGCTTCGAGGCCCAAGCCCGCTTGCACGCTCTGCAAGAACGGCTCTGCGACGCCCAAATATCGGGTCCAGGTCTCTTCGAGATTCTGATCGAAAAGAACCGTAGCGGCCAATCTCGAGAGTTCACGCTTAATAAAGATAACCAATCGACGAATATGCACACTCGAAAGCTTGCTCTGCGTAGCTTGTAGTGTGCGCTGCCCGAGAACCACAATACCTTCCGCTGGGAAGTTTGCAATCGGGTTAACGTTTACTTCGTAAAGCTTGTCACGATAGGTCTGTCGCAACTTCTCACGAACGTTGACAACGGGAAGGCCAGCAGCGCCATTGGAGAGACCGCCGCGGGTAAACCCTGCGGGAGCAAACCAAAGTTGCGTCGTCGCTTCACTAAATGCCATGGTGCCCAATGCGATGACCGACGGCGGCACCCAAAGGAGGTTCCCATTGATGGTGTCCTTAATCTGGAGCCATGGATGGTATGTGCAAGCGTAGCTCGTATTCAAGCTTCGGCTTCTCATGTTTGTAACGACGGTGCTGTATAGCCCGCGGTTATCAGCATGGCTGTCGCCCTTGGTATTTTCTGTGCTCGGAATAAATCCGCCCTCAATATCGATGATGCCGAGGGAATCTCCTCTCTGCTCGCAGATGGAGATGAGGTAGTCGGTCAAGGTTGTGTCCGTGATCCCAGGCAACGTCATGATGTTGACCTGCGAATTAGCCTCTTCGGGATCTGCGACGCTATCGATTGCACGCTTAATACTATTAAAGCTATAGCTCGTGGTGTCGGTAGCACCGTCCCACTGACTATTCCTAAACGGCTCACGTTCAACGAGACTCAAGCCGTCGAAGCCACCGAAGATGGGCAAGGTAAATCTATCGAAGCCAGCGTCCAAAACATTTTGATAGCTAGCCGAGAGTGTTGCGGCGGAGCCCGTTCCATGCTTCAGGCCTGCCGTAATGGACCAGCCGCCACCTTCTCCAGTTTCATTGCTCCCGCTACGGGAACCACTATTGTAGAGGGCGAGGGTGGTACTTCCGCTCTTATATGTAAGATCATCGAGGCTAAAAATGAGAGATGCGGAGGTCTGCGTGCTAGCCGCAGGGGTCCACGCATCGACGCTCGTCGGGCGGGCCCGAGTAATATCAAAATAGCTCTCATCGAATCGAATGGAGCCAGCACTTCGTGCCGTCTCAATGCCCCAATAATTGGCCTTAGTAGCACCAGAGGAGCCCGTGGTATTCCCAATAGATGAGGTAGCCACGGATTCATATGACATTACAGGCCGTGGGTACTTAAATTTGGTAGCAAACTCACCAATGAGCTTGTAGCCAGATACCGATTCAGAGAAGATGGTAATATCATTCTGATATGGAAGGCTAGCGCTACCCTTGAGCCACGAACCATTGAGATTGGCGGATGCACTAGAATATACGAAGTCCCCAAAGATTGCGGGCCCTTCAAATCCAAATGGAAGGTATTCGGTCGAAATTACACCATTTTCAACATCTGGATTGACCTCAACTCGAAGGAAATTGCTGTTATTTACGTAATTTCCGTAGGTGATGTAGGCCCGCTCAGATTCGCTCCAGACTCGATACGCATCGCCGATTTTCTTGGCAACATAATTCGGTGAAGCGGGATTGAGATTGCAATTATCGAATCGTTCGACGACGGTCTTTGCCGTATCATTATCATTCGCTTTCCGAATTTCAACCGTAAAGGTACCAAACGGAACGGAATCATTTTTGCTATAATCGATTTCGCTAAACGAAACCTTGAGGTTCTTCTGCGACCATTCGCCAACATCGAGGCCATGGAAGCGGAGAAGCTTCGGCATTGCTTCTGGGGAATAGCTAGCCGTGGCGGTGCTCAGATCCTGACCAATAACCCAACCAGATTTTGGGGCGGTTGCGCCCTTTTTGTAGTCGGCACCATTCCATGCGGAAGTGTCACTATCAATGGCGAGAATGACGCCAATTCGATCGCCTACGGCGGAGGAGCCCGTTACTTCATTCGCCAGGTACTGATCAAAGGTTTCACCGAGCCAGTAGGTTTCGAGGTTGTTGTTCGGGGACGTGCCCGCATCGATACCGTAGTTGGCTTGCGCATTCTGCGTAATTGTACTATTGGTCAATGTCGGGTTGGTATTAAACACCTTACGAATATATTTATCACTCGCCCGATTGAAGTTGAATGAGGCGGTAAAGATGCTCGCCTCTGTCCCATCGGAAATGACCGCAGTAAATCCACTATCGGGGCCGTCGGAACGGACCATGCGTGCGGCGTTATAAATGGTTGTGCCCGTAGGGTCGTCATGAGGGGGCCCACCGAGCTTAATCCCGCCGTCGGTAAGATAGAAAACGGCAGCTAGTGCCATGCTGCCCGTAATATTTACCCCATTGTGCGCACCCTTGTGCCCAACAAAAAGACCAAAAGCACCGCCATTGTCCGCCAAGGTTTCGCTCGGAGCGACCGTGGTAGTATCCCAGCCAGCTTTCCCTGCCGTGGTAGCATTTGCATGCTGCGCACCAAGGAGGCGGACGTAGGTTAGCGGGGTCTTATTTTTGAGCCAAGCTTGCGCAGCATACGCTCCATATGTCGGTGCGGTATAATTCCCGTCCCGCCACACATCGCCAGACTGCCCGCCAGCAATTGGGTTGCCAAAGATTTCAACGAATTCAGAAAAGCTGCTCACCTTAATGGGGCGCAGACCTGGGCCTCGTTCGGCACGACCGATAACAACGGGGCCAACAGCTTCGGCAATCTGCGGCAATTGACTATTGTCAATTTCGTCTACAAAAACTCCAGGTGAAACAAACTTAAATTTACTTACGGACATTTATTTTATCTCCCATGACAAGATAAATAGAGATTTCAAATTTCTACTATCTGTAATTAGTTCATCATGGGGCAAAAGGAAGGGCGGGATTCTCTGTTATTCTCGATATTTTCCGTCGAGGCCGAAGATGGAGTCCTTTTGGAAGTAGGCATTGATTTCATCTTGTGTCATGGTATGCTCCCTCATGATCTTGAAGGTGGCTGCCGATTCCCGATAGGTGGCAACGGGGCGCTCCTCATTGCTGCCTGCGCCGAGGAGATAACCCAAGACGCGAAGAGTAACGGACATCTCAAACACCCTCGGCTCCTCTTCGCTAGCACCTACGGCATCATCGTTGGGGGCATATACGCTATCAACAAAAACCTCATAGAGATGCCCATTGCGCTTCAAGGTAAAATATTTAACCCCTCCGCCCAACGCCATAAATGGTTCCATGAGTTCGTTTGATTGCGCCTGATAGTTGCTCCTTCCGACGATCTTGTACTTCATGTCGAGGTACCTCGGCATCGGAATAGAGACGGTTTGATGGACAACCTTGTCGCTAATCTTCGGGAAGGTATCCTGGTCTTCACGAAACTTGGCGTCCGCATTTTGGTAATTTGCGGTCTTGTCTTGCTTTATTTGTGTTGCTACCATGATGCTCCCACCACGTGGATCAAAACCCGTTTGCGGCGGAATATTGCCAAAATAGGTACCCTTCCAGTCGAGACTCTTCTCGATGTTGGTTCTTTGCACGGAAAGGAGGGGAAGAATCAATGTGCCCGTATCATCTCGAAGCTCCTTTTTGTGTTTCATTTGAAACGCACGTTCAGCCGTTGGCCAGATGACGGGCACCTTTTTGAACCCCTTATTTGTGGTACTATGCACGTTGAGAACCTCATTGAGCCATTCATAGACGGCACTATCAATGTTCTCGAGATTGCTCGGCATTATTGGGAAATCTCTACTTACAAATTTATCCTGCGGCATCGGATTTTCCCTCATCTTCAAACTCTACGCTCCACTTTACTACATATTTGCCACGTGCGGGGCGGACCGTAATAATTCTATCTGCAACAAAATTCTTGATGGTTGGCTTCTCATTCCCTGGGTTGGGGTTGTTCGCATTGTTTGCGTCGTAAGCAAAGAAGACCACCGTCGGCCGTTTTGGGCGGTGATAGCCATCAACATGAATATCGCGAACCCGAAGACTATACGGATGCACGGTTCGGTAAACAGGCTTGCCTGTGGTTACCTTCGGGCGGTAAAGCATGCGGATTGGCTGCCGCTTCGCCGCATATTTTGCAATAGAACGCACAACATCTTGGCTCTCGGGCGATAGACGATTCCAGGCGGAGAGGCTCCTTCCCGTAACTTGCTCATTTAGTATTTCGGCCAGTTCGGCATATTCTCGCCATTCGGCGAGGAAGTCGTTATTCTGCATCAAATGTTCCCTCTCTCGCTCGGACGCATTTCGCCGATATTTCAAATCGAGCATGATATTGTCCAAAAAGCTCCCGCGGCATATTGAGCTTTACAATTTCGTAAAATCGATCGCCATATGCAATGAAATCTCCGACCGTTACGTACAAATTCTGGTCATCTTCCAATCGACGCTTATGGAAATGAATCGTTAGCTTGCTCTGCCTATCGACGCCAATCTCATCGGCGGTTGTTTCGTTACCCTCCCATTCGACATGGGCGTATACGCGAACGGGAGGGAGGAATGTCTTATTCATGCATTCACCATAAATCAAATGGAAGCTGCTCCGCTGCACATCGATGGGGTAATACATGATCTGCTGCCCAATGATACGATCGGTAATCTCTTCATTTATCTGCTTAACAAAGTTCCGCTCCTTTTCCCCGAAAAACATGGGCGGCGGAG